AAGCACAATATTCTCTTCCAATTACTTCACTTTTATGATATCCGCATTTTTCACATTTAGGAATTTTTACTTCTTTTCCATCAGAATCGTACATTTTAACTTGAGAAATATCTAAAAATCTTACAGGCATTGAAGAACCCCATTCGCATTCCATTATCTCACCATCTTTGCACCACCGTTAATAGACCTATTGCTATGCACTGAACTTGCAGTTGGTTTGCTAACATAGCCTGATTGTGGCTTATGCAGATTCGGAAGCTTCTTTATTCTTGGGGGAATCATTGTCATGTAAATTACCAAATTTATATTTTTTTAAAATATCCTTATCAATAGGCATTTCTATTTTTGGTGCTTCTGATGATTTCATAGTTATAATTGTTGAAGAATCAGCCATAATTATTTTTCCCCAGAATTCTGCTTCTGCTTCTTAGCTTGCGGACTAAATGAATTAGACATCTGCAAAGGCGGCTTACCAGTATTGCGATATCTATCTTGCTTTGTACTTAATTCTTTACTATTTGGCACACTAGGCTTGCTTTGCTCTGGGATTATCTTTATTCCGGCCATTTTATTTCCCCTTTCTAGCTTTTTCAGCAGCGAATTTTTCTGCTTTTCTAGCTGGTTTAGTTCCTGCTTTATGCATAATTGGCCCAGTTCCTTTTTCATTAGCAAATGGATCTCTTTGCATAGTTTGTTTTAAAACTCTTTTAACTTTAGGTAAACCTTTCATTATTTTCCTTTATAGGCTTTTTCTAGGGCTTCAAATTCTTTCACTTTCAATCCTTAAATAATAATTAGTAACCAATTATGTTATAATTAGACTTATAACATAAAAGTGAGTTCCGATTGGATTCGAACCAACAACCTGCATAACTGAGCTTTACCCCATAATACCGCCTCTCTTCCAGTTGAGATACGGAACTCTCAAATCTATTTATTAGCCATCTTTTCGCGAGTATAAGGCTTATGAGCCAATGATCTATCATCATGACCATCGATCTTCTTTCTTACTTGCTCATAAGAATTAGATGCGCCTGCTGGAGGCTTAGGATCATGATTCTCTTTGATTGGTGAATAATCTGCGCCAGTGTTACCTTTTCCAGAACCACCCATAGACTTATTTTTATGACTGTGTGCCATTTGAAACCCCTTTAGGTTGTGACATTGCTATTTCCTTGTCATCTTGCCTTTTTTGAATATTTTCTATCAATGAAAATACCTTAACAAAATCTTCAATTCCCATACTTTCTACTTCTTTAACAGCTTTAACTTGATCTAAATGAGCGGCAGCTAATTCATGTTTAGACTTATTATGAGCCGTAGCTATCTGGAATTGCTCAAGATGACCTTTTTGAATTCTTTCTTCTGCAAGTGCTCGATCGCTCATTGCCTTAGATTGCAGAGATTCGTTTACAATTTGCTGATTCTGCATCTGAAGTTCCGCCATTTTCTGCTCTTGCTGCTGCTGACCTTCTTGAGTCTTTTGGATGGCTTCAATAAGTTTATCCTTGTCTTGAATGGTAAGATCACTAAGCAACTGATCTGGCGGAATAGGTAGGCCATCTTTCCATAGACTGTATTTTTGAAGATAAGCAAGTTGCTTCGTAGTAGCTGTAAGAGGTGCATTTGTAACCACCGCATCGTATCTTTGAAATGATTTATCACGGAATTCATTTGTTGGTTCTTCCTCGATCATTCTCTTGATCTTGCCCAATGTATAGTTTTTTTGGATAAGAGCCCAATGGAGACGTCCGGCGTTCCTTTGGGAAAGATCAAGATTATCAAATAGTTCTTGTAAGGTAGTGAGCGCAGCACCTTGGCGCAACTGTTCTGTAATTCCCACGTCACTGTCTTCCGCTTGTCCCAAAAGTTCAGGTGTAACACCTGCATTTGACTGTATATCCTCTTTAAGGAATTGAGTCGCCTGATAGTTTGCAGGATTAATATTAGCGCCTGGTTTGTCATTGAGTGATTGCAATCTCCCCTTTTTAAAAAACCTTACTTTTCCAGGTCCCACTTTGAAAGCATCCGAGTCGTCAATGAGTGCGTCTTCTTCAACATCGACGCCAGAAAACTGAGCAGCGAGAAGGTCCAATTCAAGTTGTTTCCTGTAATTATATAAGTATTGACTATCTCGTATGTTTCTAATAATTCCTTGATAACGAAATGCATAATTGTTATTGGCAAGATCATGATAACCCACAAAAGGAGTAAAAGGATACATGTCAACGCCGAGAGGATTAGGGCCATCGTAAAAGCAAGTATTATTAACAATGATCGCAAGGTGTACGGTTGGCACTTTTTCTTTAACCACGACAATATGCGGATATTGCGCTTTAAGTGTATCCATTTCATCTTTATTAAAATCTACCTCTGTACTCTCATATGTCTCAGGATCAACAATAAATGTTCCCATACGTTCAGTTAGATACCAATATTCATCATAAGCAAGCCAGCCTTTGCGCCTAATATTATATTGCTGAGGCATAAAAGTAAATTTAGTATCAAAATAAGCTTGATCATTAAGCATGTCAATATCACGTTCACGACCGGGTAATAACTGTTTAACCTGCTCTTTATGAAGATATTTCCTTGTACGAATAAATTGGCAATCACTTAAATCCATCTCTCGCCAAAAAGCATCCATCATTATCATATCAGCACTAAAACATTCTGTTCGCAAATCTCCACATATTGGATCACGTCTATAATCTATCCATGAATGCATTAAACTTAATCCAGTAATTCCAGCAGCTTCCTTAAAGCATGAACTAATCGTATTATAAGTATCATCATTAGAATAAGCTGATTGTAAAGCTTTTGTACCTTGAGATGCTGTCTGAGCACTAGATCCATGAACTGGCAGCATTTGAGTTGCTTTACGGTGCTGACGCTGTCTACCGCACACCATATTGACTACTGGCATACTATTGTTAAATACAAACTTTTGATGCTCGTAGGAAAGACCTGAATACATATTTAAGTAACGCTGGTCACCAAGGTAAACTTTTCTATCAATACATTGTTCATAATGGAAAAGCTGCCATGCGCTAAGATTCTGTTGATATCTACTATCTGCTTCAGCTACTATATCTCGCTTACCATCTTGGTAGTATGTATTATATATGTTCGGAACAACTTGCGATCTTTCGAGCATTCCACTGGACATGTTATACCTATATTAAAACTTTTATATATACCATACAGGCAAAGAGGATTAAAGAGAAATGGATGACACAACACAAGAAATTTGGACTGAAGATTTAATAAATCTAGAAAATCAGGTTAAAGAATATAAAAAAACTTTGGAAGAAGTCTATAGACATTTAGACAATTTAAAATATGAATGTAGTACTCGAGAGTATACTTTGGACGAAGATGAAATATCTTGGATATTCTATTGCCGTGATACTATTTGGCTAACACTTAAAAAATTTGGTAAAGAAAATGGATGAAGAGAAAGAAAACTGGTTTGGAAAAACTTTAATTTTAAAAGAACAGGTTATTTGCAATGAAGAAGATGAAGACCTAAAGCTATTCAAAGAATGCTGCGAGCATGTTTGCAAAATGTATGTAAAGATTCAAAAGGATAAAGAAATTCAGGCTGAAGGAGTTGAACCTTCCCGTCCGTAAGTTTTTTAGGCTTACCATGCTGTACCGTGGCTAGCCTGCTTATTTAATTCTTTCATTCCATTATACTGATTAATATTCAGTCTCATTAAATTTTAACGTCTCTATTATTTCATCAACCATCAAATATAAATCTGAATCACATAAAGAAAACACTAAACCCCATTTATCAAGAATTTTTAATACTGATATTTCTTCTAGTGTCCCTGTAAAAACTCTATCTCTTATTTTTAATTCTATTTTTTTCATTCTGTACCTCGGATAGCCTGCTTTAATTCCTATATGATTAGCAATTCGAACTTCATTGCATTCTTTGCAACGATGGACTCTTTTTGGTGAATCAAAGTTTTTACATATTTGCATTGTTGATTCAACCCAATCAGAGCACCCACAGTCACATTTCTCTTGAGGGATATACATCTTAGAATATTCATCCTCATCAAGTGAATGAATGCAACTTCTTGGCAATATGCCGAAATGAAAGAATTCGCTTTTACTTGTGTCCATTTTCTTTTTCCAGGCAAAATGTTGATTCACAAAGTGGGCAGATTAAATAATCTTCATTATATGGTTCAACACCCTTGCATATTTCTAGTAAAGTCAAGCAAATACACATTCCAGATATTTGCTTTGAAAAATATATATCTTTTTTTTCTTCGTCATTCATGCTGTACCGTGGCTAGCCTGCTTATTTATTTTTCATATAAATAAATTCTGGTTCATTCCATTCTTCATACCATTTCCACCCAAGCAATTTCCCTTCTTCTTCTTCCAAATAAGGCATCACCCAATCAATAAAAAAATTAATTTCATTATCATAATCTTTAAGATCAGATCTTGAAAACAAATAACTTCCATCAAAAAAATTACAAGATGCGGGAATATGATAATAAGAGTTGCATCTTCCTATCTGATCCCATCGTTCACATTTGAAAAATTCATGATCAGGAAGTGAAATATCTAATTTTATCTTCATGTTTTCATCCCAAATGTCAATATTTGAAGATGGATTAAAAAGAAAATCCAAAATATATTTAACATTTTCAGGAAGTTCTCTAATAATATCTGATTTAATAAGTAATTCTGTGTACATTCCCATTTATTTCAAGTCTGATAATGTTTATTATGTAATTGTCTAACAAGCCTATATTACATGCAGATAGGGTATTTTAATTTTATCAACACTAATATTGAAAGATTATATAGTTTTAGTTCTGCCTTTCCCATATTCCATCATTTTCGTGAGGTATTTCTTTAACTTTAATATGAGAATTATACATGTTGTCAAATATTAAGTTTACTGTGCCATTGTTTTCTGACTTAAGTAGCACTGAACTTCTAAAACCTTCTCGCGTTAATCTTAAATCAATGTAAATATCTGGACTACGCAAATCCTTGTCAACTTGCTGACAAATAGCTAGTGACCAAACAATTTTATCTAAAATGGAATGCCAAACGTCTCGATAAGTAAAATCACAATCAGGAAAATTCCTTATAAAATCTAATATAATATTCCCCACATCTTTTATGTGAGTGAAATCATTCCATTCATCAATTGGATCAGATGTATATAGTATATATTTATTTTCAGTCATAATTTTACCAAGTTAATAATTGAAAAATTATATAGTTTCATTATTCTTTCCTAAGTTCAATTTTAGGTTGCATTTTTTTATATGCATTAACTAAATCAACAACTTTGGAAGGGGCTTGAACATATGGAAACCACGATATTCCATAAGATGTATCAAGTCCAAATTCAATGTTTTTATCTTTATATCTCCATTGATGTGGGGAAGACCAATGTTCTTTTGTTATTCTTTCTAAGTCATGCAATCTAATTGTCATGATTAATCCTTAGGCACTTCTGGTAAAGGCATCCAATGGGTAGGACTAGTATATGGTGCCCATTCGTAATAAGTATTCCATCCTGAATTAGTCACAAAATAATTTTTATCATCTTCCCAATATCCATGAAATTCTTCTTGATCAAAATATCCTGCATGAATTCCGTCTTTATGATTGAAAACCAATACTAAATCATCATTTTCCGGCAATCGATCTTCAACTTTAATCCACTGGTTATCGCCCATATTCCATCTAGCTCCGCAACATTCACATTTATTCATTTCACCTTCAAATATTTAGCAATCTCACTAGCAGTCTGCCAACTTAGCTTCCATTTTCTTTGCATCAATGGAATCGACAAATGTTTGTAGATTATATAGTATGTCTGGATTTCATGCAGCAGGTCTTTTGAGATGTTCATTTTAAGATTCAAATTTAATTTGCAATGTAAGTTCAATTTCTTTTTTTATCTGTTCTAAAACTTTCTCTATTTGAGAAGAAGAACATCCATGAAGTGTATTACAAAGATTTTCTATTGCTTCGATTTGATCTTGTGTCATCTTTTATCTCCCTGCATAATGAACATTTCTTTTGATTAGGATATTCAATTTTAAAACTTAAATTACAAATTTTACATATTTTCTCTTTTTTTAAATAAAGTTTAATGTTTTTAAACCTGTTTTTGCTTATGCATCCGCATGATTTTGTAGCTTTTGTAACAAGACTATTTGAAGCAATATATTTTTCGTTACCACAATCACATTTACAAAGACATTTTGGAGGTTTTCCAGTTCCTAAATTATTATAGGTAGATTTAATTACTGTTAACATTCCAAATCTTTGACCTATTAAATCTCTTTTTTTCCATAAACCTTGATTCTGATTTCTCATTCTCCGAATACAACCACAATTTCGCGCATCTCTTATAATACGAGTAGATGTTAATGTAATATCTCTTCCACAATAACATCGGCAAAAATATAATCTTTCCGATCTACCATTATTTTTTTTAGATTCAACAAAACATAGAACAGTGAGTAAACCAAAAACTTTTCCTGTAATGTCAATAAATTTTCTACTCAAAACTATCTACCCATAAACGGAGGTTGCTGTCCCAATGGAGGCTTAGGTTTCTGTCCATATGGAGTTTGAGCCTTGAGTCTATCTAAGCTTTCCTTGCTCATTGATCCAGGACCTCTTCCGAATTGAATACGTGCATTTGCCATATATCGAATACTATCAGCCGCGTGAGAAGTCCAATCATGCAATGGGGATTCGCTATATGCTTGAGTCTTATCGTTATATTTTTTGTGGTAGTTTTCCAGACACTTGATTAAATGGCTACACTTTTTTTCGTCAATGAAGACAACACTAAGCATTGATCGAACTGCTTCTATGCCAATTTGAATATCTGTTTCTCTTTCAAGTACTGTGGCTTTGATACCCTGCTCATAAGCAACATCTTGTAAAGTTCTCCCTGTTTGGATGGAACCAGACCCAGCATCGTGAGGCATATAATGCGTGCCATATACATAAGGTTTACTCTGTAGAACTTTGGCGTAGTGGGCAATACCTTCGCCCTGAGCTTCATAGAAATCGATAATCCTAAGCTCCCCTCCAATCTCTTGCCA